TCGGGCTTTCAAAGTTTTCAACTTCATCGGGGCTGTAGAACCCTGTAACAGATCCAGGGAAAACTGATCTAATCCCCTCTGAAATACAACGGCTTCGTAACATCGCTCTGGGGAACTTTTGCCATCCAGACCCAGGCTTGACCAAACCGATTTTGCTTGCTTGCTCGATAGTCCATGTAACCGCAAGGCTACCCCCGTTGGGGTGTGAAAAAACTCCTGTAACTTTGTCATCTGTGTAAACCTCCCAATCAACTTTTCCACCTGCATTTTGAAAACGTGCCAGCATCGCATCTGCTTTAAGCGCTGGTCTGCCTTGAATAATGTGAAAGTCCCTAGCAGCCGTAGCAGGATGTAATCCTTCTGCTTGTGCGACTGCCATCAATGCAAGAACGCTATTCTTGTCCTTCATGCCAAATAAACCACTGGCAGCAATAGCGGTAGCCATCTGCTCCATTTCTGAATACGCTACTAAATTGCTCATGATAATTTCTCCATAATAGTTAGGATCGTGTCTATGACAGAGCTGGCTGTCATCACCCATATTGCTAAATCAAGATTGTTCATTTTCTTGCTTTCCCAATACTTTCGTAGTTTCCCACCTAAGAAACCTTAAATATTTATCTAAAACTTGTCGAATACGACTTGAAGATACTCCGTAAAAATTTGCTAAATCTTTCATTTTTTCACCTTCTCTGTAACGAAAGTCCAAAACTGCCATCTCTTTAAAATTCCAATCGTTTTTTTGTTTCATTTGACTAAAAACCTCCCTGCATAGTCATTACCCATATTGCTAAATCAAGGTTATTCATGTTTAACCGCCTCCGCTGCGTAAGTAGGTCTGTCCTTATAAAACTTAGCGTGTACGTTTTGAAAATGAACATAATGACCGTCAAAACGCATGGTTTCACCTCTAAAAGTCCATACGTTGTGATGTATTGAGCATTGAGCGTCATTCACAAAGGTTTTACCTAAATCCGTGACCTGCCATAAACCGTTAGCTCTTTTACTAATTTGATCGTGGCATTGCTCTACTAAACCCCAATAGCGTAACTTTTGAAAGTTTGTCCATTGAGTGCGTGACAATTCAAGATCATTAAGGTCAACTGGTTTATTAGCTAAGTAAATCTGCCATAAGCTGTTAGCCAATCCAGCGTTAAAAGTGTGTTTGTATTCCACAACCTTAGCGCCACAACATTCGCAATAGATGTCTTTATTCATTTGACTAAGAACCTCCTAGAACCAAGTTGCTCTACTACAAACTTGTCATAAATATCAGGCATAGCGGATTGAAATAGGCTTGAGTTAAACCGCTTAGAACTCTTAGATGATTTCCAGCTCACAAGAGTAGTGCCATCAACCGATCTGATCTCCTGATACTCTCCCATCAAGTTACGCACTTGAACTTCAATCTGCTCCTCTGCTGTTTCTAGGTGCTTGATCTGCGTCTTGATGTCCTTGAGTTGTGCTATCGCCCTCTCGACCTGCTGCGTGGCAGTAATGAACCCATCTTTCGATTCTGGGTAGATGATCTTGGTTTGCTCAATGGTTTCTGCTGGCGGTAATGTATCAGCCTTGCAATAACCCCAAACGGATGCCATTTTCTTAATGAGATCTTCTTTTTCCTGATCGGTGATATGGAATTGGAAAGTGTGAAACTCTTGACCGCCAAATAGCACAGCCAAAACGACATCATTAACATTGTGACAAGCTGCCTCGTGGACAAGTTGGGCATAATCAGCATCAGGAATCCGATTAGATTCGGGGTCAAACTTAGAGCGAACACTGGCGCTGTAGTTTTTAGCCTCAACAAGCATATTACCGTCAGCACTAATGAAATCGAAATGGGAACGAAACCAATCATGCTTAGGATGGGTAAGTGCATAGTCTGCTTCCTTGAGTTCTTTCTTGAGTTTTTGTTGGGCTAATCTTCCGACAATAGGCTGCATTACGTGACCCATTTGGACAGCCTCAATGCCTGACAAGTCTGGGATCTCTTTTTTGCCTTGCTTCTCAAGAATGACATCAACCATCTTTCCATTAGCTACCTTGCGACTGTCACCTGACCAAATAGCACTGCGTCTTACTTCGGGTGCAAAATCGTTTTGATCGTTCATTTTGCATCCCTCTCTTTAATCATAAAATCAGCCATTTGATAAGCCGATCTTGCAATTACAAAATCATCAAAATTAGCGCCTTCGCATTGTCCAATCATCGCTTGCATAGCTAAACCAGCAAAATAATCCCTTAATTCAATATTTGGATTCATGCTTATCTCCCAAAAGGTATAGAGTCAAGATCATCAAGGTTTTCAGGCTCAATAAATTCAAACCATTTGCCCTGCTCACTGCATCCATAGCCAATCAATCTTGAGTGCTCTGCTGACCATTGCTTGAGTTTGCCCGTTACTAAATCAATAGGGCGATTAGGTGACAAGCACATCATTGTGGCTTGCTGTAGATGTTTGCAATTTACGCAATATTCCATAATTAAATTCCTTTATATAGTTAGGTTTAGGTACTACAGTTAGAACATTACTACATTAAAACAATTAGTGCAATTTATTTGTTATCTGTTGTTTTTTCCTCCTTTTCAGTTATGACATCCCCATTACCATTGATGTAATAAGGCGTACCCGTTTCTGTTGCTCTGATCCATTCCCGATACTGAGCCTTCCGATTCATCTCCAACCATTTTGATGCATCATCATCTGCTTTACTCATGTTGCACTCCTTTTAAAAATATGTTTTAATCCGCTTAAGTTTGTTTTGATCGTGGTTTTGTTGCCAGTCAGTTAGGGGGCTTTCTGACGTTGTTGGCATCGCTACCAAAATCACGATTAAAGTAAATTACACGGGGGCATTACCCACCCCTCCCGCATGGTGTAGCGCCAAAGGGAATAAACAAGCTGGCTAGTATCTGGGGGACCTTTACAGGACCGCACCCCTTTATTTAAGCAGCAAGATAAACGATAGCTACCCTTTTTTAAGGTTATCCGCATATAGCGGGTTAGGGGCATAGCTCTTGGGGTAATCATAGGGCTAACAGCACCGCAACCAGTAGCAAACCTCCAGCAACGCTAAAACAATCAATTAACTGGCTTTTAGTCATCACGCCTTGCACACGCACGTGAGAATAATTCGCCTTTACAAAGCGCCTACGTTCTTTTGTATAAATATCATTCATTTTGAAATACTCCCGAAATAGTGAAATAAAAAAATAATTAAGTGTTAAAACATACGTATAAAACTGATTAAAACAAGCGCTATAAGGTTTTTAAGGGTTAGGTAATACCTATACAGCACCTAACCCCTAAAACCGCTCTAATGAGCGTTTTCTATATCTTCAGTGATCCACGCCATGATTGTGCATAAATCATCCCATTCGCTGTCATGCTTTGATCCACTAATAAAATCTTCCCGATAACATTCAAGCGCCTCCCATAAGCGCTCAAGTTGTGCCGTTTTATCAAATCTAGTTAAGGTCATATATCCTCCTTATGCCGCTTGTTGATTGGTGAGAGCGTCTAAACCGTTGATATAGTCAGCGGCTTTTTGAGCAAGAGCGGCAGCGTTGAAAATTGCCTTGTTATCATTCTTAAGGCAAGTCAGCCAATTACCGATATAGTCAGCGTGCTGTAATTCACCCTGAATACCGTAATCAGCGCATAAAAATGCCGCTCCCATTTCCGCTACTAATTCCTCGAAGGCGTAGGCGGTATCGGCAAAACGCTTGCCTTTAGTGCGATCTAAACGATGGGGCGCTCCGCTCCAGTGTGTCAGCTCATGCAATACAGTGGCGTAATAGTGTGACTCACTTAAAAAACTAGAGCGATCAGGAATAGTGATGCTGTCACTAGATGGGCGATAAAATGCCCTGCCTCCGCCATGACTGATTTGAGCGCCAGTCTTAGCAATGCGCTCATCTAGTGCTGGTACTGGATTGAATGTAGAAATAACAGGTTCAGGTTTATCAAATTCAACGCCCTCTACTTGGTCAGCATTGAAAACGTAGTACGCCTTGAGCATTGCATAAGTAGATGACTCAGGGTTAGGATCGTTAGCTTTAATCTCGCTCTTAGTTACTTGAGAATAGAAAACTATTTGCGTACCCTTTTCGCCCTTTTTGACGTTACCGCCTAGATCCTGCCATTGCTTGAATGACGCCCACACTGGTGATGAGTATCCGCTCATACCTAGAATTAAACGATTAACACCGTTATATTCTTTTTTACTGATAGCGTTGATGTCAGCGCTGTTATTGCTTGCTACTGACCAAGGTTTGATCCAAGGCGCTATTCCGCTCTCAAGTTTTGCGATGATGTTATTAGTAACGCTGTCATATACGCTGATACGGTTTAATGATGTATTCATGAGATTTAAACTCCTTAATTAGTACTACTGATTAGACTGCATAGATATGATTATATACATATATAAGATGATGTCAACAACTTATTTTCATATCTTTTAGTTATTGCATAGCTATCGTCTATAGTCTATAGTTATATATATACAATGATAGATATATAGCTATCATCTATTTAAAGTTAGTTTATATAGGTACTTAGTAGATAGTCTTATAGATAGTCAGACGGGGTATCTGAATGGTCTTAGATATAGCTACTCTATCTCCGTTTACAATTTCAATATGGGCGCAATGGGTAGTATTACATCAACAATACGCCATAACTAATTGATCCATAAGGGAATATGGGCTGGACAGCTTAGATTAAAACAGCATAAACAATGCGCCCTTTGAGATGGGCATGAGTCTGTTGTAGGAGGAGCCCCATTCGCAGCTCCCCCCAAAAAAAATTACAACTTATTGATTGTCGTTGTATTGTCGGTAAGATTAACCGTTTGATGTCCGCAGTAGAACTTACGGCTCAAGATATTGTTTTGATTGAAGATATTGAACGTAGTCCACATAGGACCAGTAGCCACGCCCTCTATGTGCTGGCAATACTTAGTGATTGCGCCTATGCCAGTCACGTCTAAACCCCAATCTAAGGTGCAAGAAACCATCCCTGTAGGGGCAGTTGTGACTACTTTTAGCCCCTGATTTGCCAATTCCCGTACCCGTTTCTCAAAGAATTGGGGGTTAAAGTCTGGTAATTGCCCAGATGACGGGGCAGAGTTAATGACTAATACATCAAAGTCCATCTCATACGGTTCATTTAGGGCGGGGTAATCGAATAACAGATCCTCCCTGCAAGCCATAGGGGAGGAAATCTCAAGGATGTTAGAGAGGTGATCGAACCATTCTAAGTAAAAAGCCACCCAATCATGCTGCAGTGGATGCTGGTAAAAGTAATTATCCCTGCCAATCCAAGCGTTATGAGCGCCAGGCGGGATATTTAACCCCTGCAAGCTGATAGAAGTATCCTCTACGAGAGGGGTCAATTGTTCAATGTGGGCAGGATTAACGTGGTGCGTGAACTCTAAACTGGGATTCTCATTGCAAGCCCTACGCAAATAGTTAAGGTGAACTAGGTTATCCCCTAGACGATATTCATTGTATGTGTGTATCATGGTGGTATGATGAGTGAAGTTATAAGGAGAATATCATAATGAGTATTGAGGTGGAAAAAAATATTCCAATACCCCCTGAGAAAAAGCGCAACGTGTACCCATATAAGGTATTAGAGGTCGGAGAGTCATTCTTTGTGCCAACGGGGAAAATTCAGATTGTCTGTAATGCAAACTACCGCACAGGCAAGCAGTTAGGTAAAAAATTTATAGCCAGAAAAGAAAGCGAAGGAGTGCGAGTATGGAGAACGGAATAAAAGACGCTCAATCAGTACAGCAGTACATTGAGAAGGCAGGTGACCTAGCCAAAAAGCAATATATGCAGCGGATCTGGGAAATGACTAAAGAACAAATCTTTCATGAGCTAATGCGGGTTCATGCCAAGTCATCCGAATTGCTTATGCAAGCCGAGGCGGAAGTGACTTACCTAAGATCCTTGCTTGATGGTCCTGAGGATGGGGATGCCAGACATTGATCGCTTAATACAAGAAAGACTCTTGTATAAGACTGAAATGTTAAGAGCTATCTCTTGCAAAACTAAGAAGCAGAAAATAGCCCTTGCAAGCGAGTGGAAAGAGAAATACAGCCCAATGACCTATGACGGTCTTATAAGCCTGGCTAAGAACCATACAGCCCGTTTAAAGGTGGCTTATTGGGATTTGCCTAACTTTGAAAACAAACGCATGGAGAAGCACAATTGAAAACCGCAGCCGTAGTGACCGTAACTAAGGGTGATCGCCATTGGGAGTTATCCAATTGCGCTGCTGCAATTAGAGCGCAATATTACCCTTGCAATCATTACATTCTATGTGACGGTAATTTTGATAATTTTGTAAAGATTAAAAAAGAATATCCCGAAGCTAAGGTTTGTTATTGGGATGCCAAAATTGGCGGGGATGGCTGGGCGGGTCAGCGTTGGTTATCTGCTGCTCCCCAGCTTATTACTGAGGAAGTTACTTTCTTTTGTAACGATGATGATTGGTTTAGTCAAAACCACGTATCTTCCATTATGGAAAAGATAGATCAGGGTTATGATTGGGCTTATAGCCTTAGGTCAATCTATGACAAGGAGGGCAACTTTTTGTTTGAGGACAATTGCGAAGCCCTAGGAGAGTTGCACGACTCATGGAATATTCCTGGTCATCACTTTGTTGACTGGTGTATGTGGGGCATGAAAACCAGTTACCTAAAACAATTAGCAATCATCCTCAATCAACCAGATCCTCAGGTAGATCGGCACTTTTATCACGCTGCAACGCAGATCGTTCCTAATTTCACTTCTACCAACAAGCACACGTTTAACTTTAGGCTGGGCGGGGAATGTGGAGTACAAAAAGAATTCTTTGAAATGGGCAATCACTCCCTGCTACAGCGCTTTAATGGCAAGCTGCCCTGGATCACTACATGAGCCAGTTCAATCTCAAGCATTTTTACAACTTTTGTAAGCAGCTCAAGATTGAAACCAAGGAGCAAGGCTTGCGAAAGATGGATCATCTTTTAGGTTCGCAAACCTATGTCATGGATGAAATTAGTAAAGGCTTGGCAGATGGATGCCATTTTTTTGTTATTTTAAAAGGTAGGCAACTTGGAATCACCACAATCTCCCTCGCCCTTGACCTCTACTGGCACTTCATGCACCCAGGGCTTCAAGGCACACTTACAACAGATACGGAAGAAAATCGGGATATGTTCCGATCAACCCTTGCCATGTATATGGATGGTTTGCCCAAGGAGTATAAAATCCCGCTCCTTGCTCACAACAGAAATCAGCTTTCCCTCAAGAACCGAAGCCGCCTCTTTTATCAAGTCGCTGGGCTTAGAGCAAAAGGAAGTTTGGGTCGTGGCAAGGCTATTACATACCTACATGGAACGGAAACATCATCCTGGGGTGACGAGGAAGGACTTGCATCCCTCTTAGCCTCCCTAGCGGAAACCAACCCTGACCGCCTGTACACCTTTGAATCAACGGCACGGGGCTTTAATATGTTTCACGAAATGTACGTGACAGCTAAAAAAGCCCGTACTCAACGTGCCATATTTTGTGGCTGGTGGCGCAATGAGCTGTATATGCTCGATCTTAAAGACAAAACCTATGAAGTGTATTGGGATGGCAAGCTAACGGGCGAAGAAAAAGAATGGGTCAAAGATATTAAGAAGTTGTACAACTTTGAGATCAATTCTCGTCAAATTGCTTGGTGGCGCTGGAAACTGTACGAAGGTATCAAAGACGATAGCCTCATGTATCAAGAATTTCCGCCTACTGAGGACTACGCCTTTGTGATGACAGGTACATCTTTCTTTTCTAACGCAAGGTGTACGGATGCCGTTAAAAAACTGAAAAAGGTTTCTTATGACTCTTACCGCTATAGTTTTGGGGCTAATTTCCAAGATACGGAAGTTCTTAAATCGACTGAACGCCTTGCCACTCTCAAAGTTTGGGAAGAACCTGTGGACACTGCTTATTATGTTATCGGTGCTGATCCTGCTTACGGATCTTCAGACTGGGCAGACAGATTCTGTATTCAAGTATTTCGATGCTATGCAGACGGACTTGAGCAGGTGGCTTCATTTGCAACGTCTGAACTAAACACGTATCAGTTTGCTTGGATTATTGCCCACCTAGCGGGAGCATACAAAAACTCCACATTAAACTTGGAAATCAATGGTCCAGGTCAGGCGGTCATCAATGAATTGCGTAATCTTAAACGCCAAGCTGCCTCAATGGGTACAGCCCTAGGCAAAGACTTGCTTGACGTGTACGGCAATATGCAAAACTACATTTGGCGTAGGAACGATACCCTTGGTGGGGTGTCAAACTCTATTGGCTGGATGACCACCGCAGCAACCAAAGAACGGATGCTGACCTACATGAAAGATTACTTTGAGCGTGGAATGATGGACATTTGGGATATGGATACCA